TTGGAAGCTATTAAGGGCAGCGCATCCTCGTGGAAAGATGAATGGCTTGTAATATTATTCAGTGTGCCTTTGATACTGGCTTTTATACCCGGCATGGAAGGTGTAGTAGCTAATGGTTTTGAACAGCTTAAATCCATGCCAGAGTGGTATCAGTACAGCCTTGGTGTTATTGTTGCTGCCAGCTTTGGTGTACGCAGTGCTACAAAATTCTTCGGTAAGAGGTAGTCCAGTTGCGGATGTGGAGTTTGCACGAGAGAACCAGAGAAGAGCAAGCGAGGATAAATCGTGGCAGAAGTAACGATGGAAAGAATACTGAAGTGGAAGATACTTCCACGCTTGATGATGTTTGGGATGTCCTTATCCGCTTGGCGGGTAGTGGAGTGGTTTATGACTCTGCCAGACCCAACAAGCCAACAGGCAGCTTTAGTTAGTGTAGTTACGGGTGCCATGACAGGTGCCTTTGCTGTATGGATGGGACACGAAAAATGAAATACGATAGAGACAAATTAATGGATAAACTTGTAGCACATGAGGGTTTACGCCTTCAGGTGTACAAGGATACACTTGGTATTGATACGATTGGTATTGGTAGGAACCTAGAAGGTCGCGGCATTTCAGAAGAAGAATTAGACTGGATGGACATACCTAATATGGATGCTATCTATGAACATGGTATATCAGAAGCTGATGCGACCTACTTAGCACAGAATGACGTACAGATTGTCGAAGAAGAACTTCTCCGTGCGCATCCTTGCGTAGAGAATTTGGACGCTGTACGTCAGCTTGTACTTGTAGACATGGCATTTAATCTTGGAGTGCCGCGCCTTTGCAAGTTTAAAAAAATGTGGGCCGCTATCCATGAAAATAAATTTGATGTAGCGGCAAAAGAAATGCTTGACAGCAGGTGGGCAAATCAGGTAAAATCACGTAGTACAAAACTTGCTCATGCCATGCATCACGGAGAGTTTAATGGCTAGAGAGTTAACCGGTAAACAAAAAGCGTTTCTGCAAGTTCTGTTTGATGAGGCTGGTGGTAACATGGTCACAGCCAAAAAACTGGCTGGCTACGCTGACAGCAGTTCAACAGCAGAAATTGTCAAAGGTTTAAAAGAAGAAATACTTGAAGCCACGCAGATGTACATGGCACAGAATGCGCCGAAAGCTGCTATGTCAATAACTGGCGCACTGTATGACCCAACTGAACTTGGCATCCGTGATAAGATGGTTGCAGCAAAAGAATTGCTTGACCGTGTAGGTCTGGTGAAGACAGAGAAGATGCAAGTAGAGGCAAGCGGCGGTGTAATGCTGATGCCACCTAAAGCACCAGTAGAGGATGAAGAATAATGTCTCAACGTAATCGTGATAAAATTAAAAGCTTGTTTTTCCGTGATGATGGCAGCAGCAAGTTTAAGATGCAGGATAAAACTTTTTCAGTAGCAGCAGGAAAGTTTGGTGAAGGTAGTGATACCCTTACAGGAATTGCAGATATTTTAGGTGTTACCTATAAATCTCTCAAGAAAGAAAATCCTCAAATAAAAGACCCTAACAAAATTTCTGCTGGTCAAAAAATTAATGTGCCGCTACGCACGATGACATCTGTAGAGCGATTTATTTTAGGTGAGAAAACAGGTAAACCATCTACTCGCACTGTTCAAGTCGATGGCAAAAAGAAAAAGTTGGCTGTAAAAAAAGGTGCAGAAGGCAGAGTTTACGAGGGCGTAACAAAAAAAGATATGCGTGAGATTACTCTAGAAAAAAACCGTGGTGGTGTTATAGACTACCGCAAAGGCGGCATGGTTCTGTCTACAACAGACAACCGTAAAAAGAAATGACTAGAAGCATAGGCAAGTGGAAGCTGCCGCAGCCGACAGACATTAAAGAAGAAAACGAGTGGGTGCCTATCCCACGAATTGCGCGTACAATACCATTTGGTTATAAACAGAGTGAAGAAGACCCCGACATTCTTGACCCTATTCCAGTAGAACTGGACTTGTTGGAAAAGGCACGTAAGCATGTTAATCAATATTCCTATCGTGAGGTAGCAAATTGGTTAAGTACAAATAGTGGCCGTTACATTTCACATGTAGGATTAAGGAAACGTCTACAACATGAGCGACAGCGTAAGAACCAAGTTGCAAGCCTTCGCAAGTGGGCAGAATATGCGGAAACGGCGATCAGCAAAGCGAAAGCCATCGAAGAAGCAAGAACAGGCGCAAGAGCAAACACCGCAAATTGAGGAAGTTTCATATGAAACACCCAACATTGAGGAACATGCTAATGTGTTGTTTAAGCCAAACCCCGGCCCACAGACAGAGTTTCTAGCTGCTAGTGAGCGAGAAGTTCTTTATGGGGGTTCTGCTGGTGGTGGTAAGTCTTATGCTATGCTGGCAGACCCACTACGTTATATGGGTCATTCTCAATTTAGTGGACTGCTCCTGCGTCACACAACTGAAGAACTAAGAGAACTTATCTTCAAATCGCAGGAACTATACCCAAAAATCTGGCCGGGTATTAAGTGGTCAGAACGTAAGATGCAGTGGACTGCGCCATCTGGCGCAAGGTTGTGGATGTCCTATCTGGATAGAGATGAGGATGTCTTGCGTTATCAGGGTCTGGCGTTTAGCTGGATAGGCTTTGACGAGTTGACACAATGGGCCACACCATATGCATGGAACTACATGCGATCTCGTCTACGGTCCACTGCACCTGATTTGCCCATCTTTATGAGGGCTACAACTAACCCCGGTGGTCGAGGACACCAATGGGTTAAGAAAATGTTTATTGACCCAGCACCATACAATAGGGCATTCGATGCAACAGATACAGAAACAGGAGAAGTTCTTCGATACCCCTATGGCCATAGCAAGGCAGGAAAACCTCTATTTAAGAGACGCTTTATCCCGGCAAGACTTTCTGATAACCCGTACCTATCAGAAGCAGGAGACTATGAGGCCATGCTCCTCTCGCTTCCTGAACAGCAGCGTAGGCAGCTTCTTGAAGGCGATTGGGACATCAAAGAAGGTGCAGCGTTTACTGAGTTTAATCGGGATGTTCATGTTGTGGAGCCTTACCGTATCCCTGCTAACTGGGTCAAGTTTCGTGCATGTGACTATGGTTACGGCAGCTATTCTGGTGTTCTTTGGTTTGCTGTTGCGCCTGATGAACAGCTTATCGTCTATAGAGAACTATACGTCAGTAAAGTATTGGCGACAGACTTGGCCGATATGATATTAGATTTGGAAGCAGAAGATGGGAATATTAAGTATGGTGTTTTGGACAGTAGTCTTTGGCACAGGCGTGGCGATACTGGTCCTTCTCTTGCGGAGCAAATGATTAACAAGGGATGCCGTTGGCGTCCATCAGATCGTAGTAGAGGTAGCCGGGTAGCTGGTAAAAACGAAGTACACAGGCGTCTCCAGATTGATGAGTTTACAGAGGAGCCAAGACTTGTATTTTTTAATAGCTGCACAAATGTAATCAATCAGTTACCGGCTATCCCTCTGGACAAGAAAAATCCAGAAGACGTTGACACAAAGTCTGAAGACCACCTTTACGACGCGCTACGGTATGGGATTATGTCCAGACCCCGGTTCTCTATTTTTGACTACGACCCGCATGGCAGACCATCGTCAGGTATGCCGATAGCTGACTCTACGTTTGGATACTAAAGGAAAAACACATGCAAGAAGACGAAATTATGATCGAAGATGACGCCATTGCTCTAGAGGATACGGATGACTCTGTAGCCGCTGACACTGACGTTGCTGGCATTATTCCCTTTATTATAGATAGGTACCGCCGCGCTGAAGATTATCGTTATCAAGATGAGGAGCGTTGGCTTAGAGCGTATCGAAACTATCGGGGTCTCTATGGTCCTGACGTGCAGTTTACTGAAGCGGAAAAGTCTCGTGTATTTATCAAAGTAACCAAGACCAAGACACTCGCTGCATATGGTCAGATTGTTGACGTACTCTTTGCCAACAACAAATTTCCCCTTGCAATTGAACCTACAGAACTGCCTGAAGGTGTGGTAGCAGACGTACACTTTGATCCGCAGGAGCCAGAGGAAATGCAAAGCCCCTATGGTTTTGCAGGTGATGGTAATGATCTTCCAGCAGGTGCAACGGCTCAGTCGCTTCTAGAACAACTGGGGCCGCTTTCAGAAAAGTTGGAGCCTGTAGAGGATAAGCTAAAAGAAGGACCGGGTAAAACCCCAACTGCCATTGAGTTTAGCCCAGCTATGGTTGCGGCTAAGATGATGGAAAAGAAAATCCACGATCAGCTTGAAGAGTCCGGTGCAAACAAAAATCTGCGCAGCAGTTCGTTTGAGATGGCTCTTTTTGGCACAGGCATTATGAAAGGCCCATTTGCCGTAGATAAAGAATATGCAAACTGGAATGACAACGGCGAATACGATCCGATGTTTAAAACGGTTCCGCAAGTAGACCACGTGTCTGTGTGGAACTTTTATCCAGACCCTGACTCCAATAACATGGACGAAGCACAGTATGTAATTGAACGTCACAAGCTGTCGCGTTCTCAACTGCGCAACCTCAAGAAACGCCCGTACTTCCGTGGTCAAGTTATTGACGAATGCATTATGATGGGCGAAAACTACGATAAGAAATATTGGGAAGACGACTTGTCCGACTACGCACCGGAGCATGGCATTGACCGTTTTGAGGTGCTTGAGTATTGGGGTATGGTCGATACAGACATGCTGGAAGAAAATGGCGTAGACATTCCAGATGAACTGAAAGACTTTGATGAACTGCAAGCAAACGTGTGGGTGCTGAACAACAAACTTATTCGTATGGTTCTCAATCCGTTTAAGCCAGCCAAGATTCCATACGTGGCTGCACCATACGAACTTAACCCATATAGCTTCTTTGGCGTAGGTATTGCAGAGAACATGGACGACACGCAGACGTTGATGAACGGCTTCATGCGTATGGCTGTGGACAATGCTGTGCTGTCGGGAAACCTGATTGTAGAAGTAGACGAGACCAATCTGGTGCCGGGGCAAGACCTTTCACTATATCCGGGCAAGGTATTCCGTCGTCAGGGCGGCGCACCGGGTCAGGCTATTTTTGGTACGAAGTTCCCCAATGTGTCATCTGAAAACATGATGCTGTTTGACAAAGCGCGTGTGCTTGCGGATGAAAGCACAGGCTTTCCATCATTTGCGCATGGGCAAACTGGTGTTACTGGTGTTGGCCGTACTGCCAGCGGCATTTCAATGTTAATGGGTGCTGCTGCCGGGAGTATCAAGACTGTTATCAAAAATGTTGATGATTATTTGCTACGTCCTCTTGGCGAAGGTTTCTTCCGGTTTAATATGCAGTTTGATTTTGATCCAAATATTAAAGGTGATCTGGAAGTCAAAGCACGTGGCACAGACAGCCTGATGAAGAATGAAGTGCGTAGCCAACGGCTTATGCAGTTCCTGCAAATTGCAAGCAATCCTGCGCTTGCACCATTTGCAAAGTTTCAATATGTCATTCGTGAGATTGCAAAGTCTCTTGACCTTGACCCCGACAAAGTTACCAACAATATGAGCGAAGCTGCCCTGCAAGCAGAAATGATGAAAGAGTTCCAAGCACCCCTGCCTGACGCACAACAACCTGTGCCAGCAGGGGCCAGTGCTATGGACCCAACAGGTGCAGGTGGTGGCAATATAGGTATGGGACAAATTCCGGTGCCGGGTGAACAAGGATTTAGTGGAAATGAACAACCAGCAAACATTGAGCAAACTCAAGCCGTGGGTCAACAACAACCGCCAGTGGGAAGCGTTCAATAATTATATTGATGCTGTGATTGAACTACAGCACAAGGCACTTGAACAAGCAGATGACAATGTAATGATGTATAGGTCACAGGGTGCGATTGCAACATTACGAAAACTCAAAACATTAAGGGATGAAGTTAATGGCTCTGAATGAACAAATGGATATGTTTCAAGACGGTGGTCTAGAACAAGATGGTGGCACAACAGACCCTGTGTCTGGTAATGATGTACCCTTTGGTTCTGCACAAGAAGAAGTGCGAGACGACATACCTGCCCAACTAAGTGAAGGCGAGTTTGTATTCCCAGCAGATGTAG